CAGAAAATTGGCAAAAAATCTATCAATCTTTCAAGAATGCCGATTTTCAAAGCTATGACTTTGAAAATTTACGTCGTACAATGATTGAATATGTCCGTACAAATTTTCCTGAAGATTTTAATGACTATATTGAGTCTAGTGAATACCTTGCCCTAATAGATCTTATAGCATTTGTTGGTCAAAGTATAGCGTTCCGTGTGGACTTGAACGCCCGCGAGAACTTTTTAGAGTTAGCAGAACGCAGAGAAAGTGTACTACGCTTATCTCGTATGATTAACTACACTGCCCATAGAAACGTTCCAGCAAACGGCCTACTAAAATTCAGTGCAATCAGCACAACAGAAACAGTGTTTGATAGCAATGGCAGGAATCTATCAGGACAATATGTTACTTGGAATGATCCTAGTAATTCTAATTGGCACAATCAGTTTATTTCAGTATTAAATGCCGCATTGCCATCTACTCATCAATTTGGAAATCCTATAGATTCTGCTACGATTTACGGAGTTCCTACAGCACAATATAGATTTAATTCTAATCCAACAGAAGTGCCTGTTTATCCTTTTACAAAAAATATTGCTGGTCGTAGTATGAATTTTGAAATCACCAGTACTACATTCAAAAATCAAACTTACATATACGAAGAGCCTCCTAAAATAGGAAACGCCTTGGCATTTATATACTCTGATGACGGACATAGTGCAAGTAGTCCAGGCACTGGATTCTTTTTTAATTTTGTGCAGGGTACTCTAAATCAAAGTACATTTACAATAACAAATCCAACAGCCAATCAAACCATAGATATTAACACACAACAAATTAATGATACAGATGTGTGGTTATATTCATTAAATCAACAAACTGGTTTAGAAGACACATTGTGGACACAGGTTCCTTCTACATCAGGTAGCAACTCAATCTATAATAGTATTAACAATTCTATTAAAAATATTTTTAGTATAATAACTAAAGCACAAGATGCAATAAGTCTTTCTTTTAGCGACGGTACATTTGGTAATTTACCAATTGGAAATTTTAGAGTTTATTATAGAACCAGTAATGGATTAAACTATACTATCAATGCCAATGATATTGTAAATGTTTTGTTCAGCGTGCCTTATACATCGGCAAGCAACCAAACAGAAACGTTAACAATTAGTTTAAGTCTAGCAACCAGTGTAATAAATTCAGCACCTTCAGAGTCAAACGCCAGTATTAAGACAAATGCTCCACAGACATATTATACTCAAAATCGTATGATTACTGGCGAAGATTATAATATTAGTCCGTTGAGTGCTAATTTACAAATTGCAAAAGTCAAAGCAGTCAACAGAACTAGTAGTGGTATAAGTAGATATTTTGACTTGCTTGACCCTACAGGAAAATATAGCACAACTAATTTGTTTGGTGATGACGGGATCATATATCAAGAAACATACACCTATTCAACAAATTTTTCCTATGTAACTGATTTAGATATTCAAGGTGTAATTGATAATACAATTTATGATATATTAAATTCTCCTGATTTAAGAAATTTTTATTACGCAAATTTTTTAGATTATCTTAGTGTTAGTATCAATGCTGCCTGGACTAGCGTTACTATTGACAGTAATACAGTTAGCGGATTTATTAATGCCCCAGGACAAACTATTCCATATATTGTAGGATCATCTACTGCTACAGATTTGAAATATATTACTCCAGGATCTTTGATTAAATTTATAGCCCCTGCAGGACAATGTTTTAATTTAACTACAAACACATTGATAACATCTACAGTAAATTTTGTAGGAAATATTTCTGGTAATACGTTAGTTATAACTAATGTAACTGGTAATGTTGTTACCGGCATGTCTTTAAGCGGTGGAACAGTTGCCGCTGGAACATATATTGTTTCAGGATCTGGAACAACATGGATAGTAAACAAGTCTCAAACAGCAACAGCAACAACTGGATCAATATCAGCAGATAACACAGCCAATTATATATGGGCGCAAGTTGTTAAAGTAACTGACGATGGTACTGCTGGCGGTAGCGGAGTGTTGACTGACGGATCAGGACCAATCGTATTAGATAAAGTTATTCCATCGAAAGCAATTTTATCTCAGATAATGCCGCAATTTAATAGAACATTAACCCCGTCTATTATAACAGCAATGATTGATTTAATTAAGGCAAATGATAATTTTGGTTTGCGATACGATGCATTAACAACTACGTGGCAAATTGTCTATGCAAATAATTTGAATTCTGTTAACGCATTTAGTCTTGCTAACCAAGGCGATACAACGTTACAAAATTTAGATTCAAGCTGGATTTTATTGTTTACATCCAACACAGTACAATATACAATTAACACAAGAAAATTGCGTTATATATTTGAAAGCGATGCAGAACTGACATTCTATTTTGACTCTAATGTGCCAGTATACGATAGTACTTCTAGTTCTACAGTATTAGATACTGTTAAAATTCTTAGTGTTAATCCACAACCTGATTTGCCAACTCCTTTCACACAGGATCTTACTTGGCAAATTGTATCCGAATATTATGGACAAGATGGCTACATTGATCCTAAGAAGATTGTAGTTACCTTTGCAGATTCAACAGGCAGTGGAGTAGTAGATAATCCTCAGTTGTTTGTGGATATTGTAAGTCCATTAACAGGTGATGTTACAACCAAATATATTGTAGAAGAAAGATATACAATTTCTTCTGGCCAAGAAGATTACAGATATGTAGCCAATGATCCAATATTGGGACCTGTGATAGTATTGCCTTCACAAGGCAATGCTTCTTTTGCATCTTATGCGGACGGTACATATTTTTATTTTATAGATACTGCTACAGTTGTTAAACTAAATCTGTCAGGTGTACTAAAATTAGTTCCAACACTTGATTATAAAGTATATGTTGGTCGTTCTAAATTAAAATTTCAATATGTACACAGTGCAGACTACGACAGTAGAATAGATCCAGGATCTAGTAATATCATGGATGTGTATGTATTAACAAAAAATTACGATATTGCATTCAGACAATGGTTGTCATCAGGCGGCACGTTACCGTTACCACCAAGCTCTGATGAATTACATTCGTTGTTATCAACAAATTTAGATTTAATTAAATCTATATCAGATGAAATTATATATCATCCAGTCAGTTACAAATTATTATTTGGATCAAATGCAGATCCTAGTGTACAAGCTACCTTCAATGTTATGATCAACCCATCGGGTACTGCATCCAACTCTGATATTAAAGCAAGAATACTCACAGCTATAAACACATTTTTTAGTTTAGATAACTGGAACTTTGGCGACTCTTTTTATTTTACAGAATTATCTACTTACGTTATGAATCAATTAACACCTGACATTATTAATTTTGCTATTGTTCCAACACAGCCAGGATTATATTTTGGCAATTTGTTTGAAATCCAATGTCCTAGCGATCAGATTTTAATAAGCTCAGCTACTACAGATAATATAGTTGTGGTGTCTGGCTTTACTGGATCTAATCTAAAAACAGTAACACCTCAAAATACAAATTTTTCAAATAATCAATCGGTTACTAGCACAGCGTATGGGGGCAATTTGTAATGGCTATACCTTCTAAAAGAAATGGATTTAGTGTAAATTTATTACCTAAATTTTATCAGACCGACGCTAATAAAAAGTTTTTACAATCGACAGTTGATCAATTATACCGTCCAGGTACACTGACAAAAACTAGCGGATATATTGGCCGAAAAAATGCTAAGGCCAGTACAGGTGAAGATGTTTATGTCAAGGCTGCTGATTCAGTAAGACAAAATTATCAATTAGAACCTGCAATCACTATTAAAGATAATTTAGACAATGTAGTATTTTATAAAGATTATATTGATTATATTAATCAACTTTCAGTATTTGGTGGCAATACTAGTAACCACACTCGCTTAAACAACCAAGAAATGTATTCTTGGGATCCACATATTGACTGGGATAAATTTGTTAATTTTCAAAACTATTACTGGTTGCCTTATGGCCCTGAAACCATCACGGTATACGGGCATGAAATTCCATTAGAAAGTTCTTTTTCAGTTCAAGTACAAGCAGAAGGTTCCAACAACCAATACATTTTTACCCCAGATGGATTAACACCTAACCCAGTATTGCGACTATACAAAGGTCAAACATACACATTTTATATTGATAGTATTGGTAATCCTTTCAGTATTAAAACTCTAAGATCAACAGGCACAACCGATCGTTATATATTTCCAAATGCTATAGACAACTATGCAGTTGAATCAGGAACAATAACATTTGTGGTTCCAATTGATGCTCCATCAATACTTTATTATCAAAGTGAAACTGATATTAATCTTGGCGGAACCATACAAATATATGCCGCATCAGATGCTACATCTATCAATGTTGAATCTGAAATACTAGGAAAAGTTAATTATACGTTGTCTAACGGAACTCCGTTGAGCAATGGAATGAAATTAAATTTCAAAGGACAAGTATATCCAACAAGTTATGCTACGGGTGAATACTATGTAGAGGGCGTAGGCACTGCTATTAAACTAATCGATTCTAATACTTTAGAAATTATTGGAGCTTATACAACATCTATTAATGTAGAATTTGATCAAACACCGTTTGATCAAGAACCATTTGATACTGCTAGAGGATACGCAGGCAATTTAGATTATATATTAGTTAATCGAGCCAGTAAGGATCACAATCCGTGGAGTCGTTATAATCGATGGTTTCATAAAGATGTAATTTCTACAAGTGCTATGTATAATGGCAATAATCCGTCGTTAGATCAAACACTTAGAGCAAAAAGACCTATCATAGAGTTTTCAGCAGATCTACGACTTTTCAATTTTGGCACAGTTGCAACTGTGGATGTTGATTTAGTTGACAGCTTCACTACAACAGCGTTTGCAACTATAGAAGGTGCCGCTGGATATAACATCGACGGAGTTACAGTACAAGCAGGTATGCTGATATTATTTACAGCAGACACTGATCCACTAGTTGCTGGTAAAATTTTTCAAGTAGAATACATTGATGTGTTACATTTAGATACCGGAAGCAATCAATTGCATCTAGTAGAAGTAGCATCTCCAATGAAAGATCGAGTGGTGTTAGCACGTCAAGGCATTACTAATCAAGGAAGCATGTACTGGTACAATGGTACCAACTGGACAAAAGCACAACAAAAAACGTCAGCTAATCAGCCGCCACTATTTGATATTTACGATTCTAACGGATTTAGTTACGGCGACTCATCTGTTTATTCTGGATCAACATTTAAGGGAACTGCGTTGTTCAGTTATGCTACTGGTTCGGGTACTAACGATTTAGTTCTAGGATTTCCTTTACAATATCAAAATGTAAGTAATATAGGTGATATTGTTTTTAATTTTAACCTAGCAATAGATACTTTTCAATATAAAAATCTAAACACTAATTCACTAGAATCTAAAGCCATCGATGTAGGATTTTTATCCAGTTTAGATTATTCTAACAATACTATCTATTTGAACGGCTGGCAATTGTGCAAGACTAAAAATCTACAAGCCGCAATTAGAATCTATGATAATTCTGGATTAGTAAATAATTTTCCAGTTGATATCTATGACAATATAAACAATTTAACAGATCTCGAAGTTAAAATTTATGTAAACGGACAGAGACTTGATAAATCTTTATGGTCAATAGTTGCTAAAAACACATACTATCAGGTAGTATTAAACAAAGATCTAGCACCAACTGACATACTAACAATTAGAGCTTTTTCAGATCAACCAATAAATTCAAACGGATTTTATGAAATTCCGTTAAATCTACAAAACAATCCGTTGAATGATGATATTGGTAATTTTACACTAGGTGAAGTAATTGACCATGTCAACAGTATTGTTGATAATACAGCATCATTTTCTGGAAATTTTCCAGGAGCAAGCAATCTTCGCGATTTAGGAAACATAACACAATACGGTACAAAGTTTGTTCAACACAGTGGTCCTTTAAGTCTTGCAGTATATCATATTACAACAGAATCAAACAATGTTGTCAAAGCGTTGACACAAGCCAAAACTGATTATAGTGATTTCAAAAGACTTTTTATAAACACTGCCAGTTCTTTAGGTGTACATACTGATCCTGTACAATTTGTAGAATTAATAATGACAAAAATTAATTCTAACAAACCTAAAGTGGCTCCTTACTATTTCAGCGATATGGTTCCGTACGGCGCCAATGTTAAAACTGACCTGTCTGTAGTTGATTATAGAATTAAAAAATATCCGTTAAACAACACATTTAATTTAACAACGCTTTCAAATAAAGCAGTTGGGGTATATCTAAACAATTCACAATTATTATATGGAACTCAATATATATTTGATGACCAAGGCTTCATTGAAATATCATCGAGCGTGTCATTAAGTAACGGTGATATTATTACAACTATAGAATATGATAGTACAGACGGTAGTTTTGTTCCAGCCACTCCAACTAAATTAGGGTTATGGCCAAAGTTTGAACCAAGAAAATATCTTGATACAACACTGATTTCTCCACAAAATGTAATACAAGGTCATGATGGCAGTATTGTCTTGGCTTACAATGACTACCGAGATGATATACTATTAGAATTAGAAAAAAGAATTTTTAATAACATTAAAGTTGAATACGATCCAACAATCTTTGATCTTACAGATATTATTCCTAGTTACAATAGAGATACACCTTATTCTAAAAAAGAATTTGATAGTGTGTTATCTACTAATTTTTATAGTTGGATTGGGTTAGTCGGTAAGGATTTATCAACTCCATTGAATTACGATAGAACAAATAGTTTTACTTATAATTACTCGCTAAACTCTGCTCCCAACGGTACTTCTTTACCAGGCTACTGGAGAGGTGTGTATAAATGGTTGTTGGACACAGATAGACCTCATTTGTGCCCTTGGGAAATGCTAGGATTTTCAGTAAGACCGACTTGGTGGACAAAGTTATATGGAGACGCTCCTTATACTAGCGATAACATTCCTATGTGGACTGATATTGCAAACGGCGTAATAAAAGCACCGGGAGTTCCAGCAACTGTAAATGCAAAATATGTAAAACCATTTTTAATCAAACACATACCAGTAGATAGCTCTGGAAACTTAATTAGTCCACAGGCTTCCGGTTTAGCATCGGGCCTTGTGCAACCAAACATTGATAATAATTTTGTGTTTGGAGACGTGAGTCCTGTAGAAAATGCTTGGACCCGTAGTAGTTATTATCCTTTTAGTGTAATTTCAACTGCAATATTACTTAATCCTGCAAAAACTTTTGGATTGATATTAGACAGACATAATATTATTCGAAATCTAGCCAATCAATTGATTTATAAGCCAACTGGATTACGTATCAAACCAGCAGATATTATTTTACCATCAATTTATTCTAGTATTACTCGTGTACAAACAGCCGGCCTCGTTAACTATGTTGTAGATTTAATTTTTAATTATATTTTTAGTAATGACATAGCAGGGTATAATAGCTATTTGTTTGATTTGCAAAACATGACTCCTCGACTTGGATATCGTGTAGGAGCATTTACAAATCAGGCTCAATTTAATATATTATTAGAATCTAAAACTCCTAGTAGTACTGGTAACGTGTTTATACCAGTAGAAAATTATAAAGTTTTTCTTAATAAATCATCAACTGTAAAAAAATTAGTTTATAGTGGAGTTATTATTACCAAACTATCTACTGGTTTTGAAATTAAAGGATATAGTTTAACACAACCTTACTTTAATTATTATCAATATAATGGTTCAGGAGCCACCATAAATGTAGGCGGAATCAGCGAAAGTTATGCAGAGTGGACTGTTGGTCAACAATACATTGCAGGTACCGTAATATTATACAATGGAAAGTACTACAGAGCATTAGCTAATTTCACAGCATTAAGTACATTTAATTCTCAAGTACTAGCATCATTACCTTCATTGCCTATGACTGGAGGAGCTACAGCAACTTTGCGCAATTCATGGGATAAAGAAACAACTACAGTTGCTCCTTATGGTACATTATTTGCCACCGTGCAACAAGTAGTAGACTTTTTGTTAGGCTACGGTGAGTGGTTAAAAGATCAGGGATTTGTATTTGATAATTTTAATAACAACTTAGGCACTGTGTCTAACTGGGAAACAAGTGCAAGAGAATTTATGTTCTGGACTACACAAAACTGGAGTACAGGACACGACAAGTGGGAAGACTGGGAACCAAATAAATCTTACAAATACGCAACTATTGTTCGATATGACGGTGATTATTATAGTGCTTTACAAAATATCCCATTAACTAACGAATTTGAATTCACAAAATGGAATTTATTATCGGGCCTCAACGTAGAAGGCGCAAGTGTAATTAGTTTAAGCCCTAGTGCAAATACTATTAATTTTAATACAGTATTATCTGTAGTGGACAGTATTACTAACGGTTTTAATTCATACGAGATTGTTAAAGTTAATGGAACACCGTTTGATGTACAAAATCTTGATAGTTATAGACAAGAAAATACTGTAAGTTATACTCCAAGAAACAGTGACGGCATCTATGGTGCAAGTTTTTATCTAGTACAAAATGAACACGTAATTGTTATAGATAATAAAACAATTTTTAATGATGTCATTTATAGTCCAACAACTGGTTACAGACAAGAAAGATTAAAAATATCAGGCTACACCACAACCGATTGGTATGGTGGTCTTGATATCCCAGGATTTATTTTTGATAGTGCTGTTGTAAAAGAATGGCAACCTTGGCAAGATTATAATATTGGGGATATTGTAAACCATCACAGTTATTATTATTCTGCAAATGCGTTCATAGCTGGATCCGCTGTTTTCAATTCTTCAAATTGGAAAAAATTAGATAAAAAACCAACACCGGCTATTATTCCTAACTGGACTAATATTGCTACACAGTTTACAGATTTTTATAGCCTAGAAGTTGATAGTTTCGATGCTCCTCAACAACAAATGGCTCAGCACTTAATAGGATATCAAAAACGTCAATACTTGAATAATATTATTCAAGACGATGTTAGTGAATTCAAATTTTATCAAGGCATGATCCGAGACAAAGGTACTCAGAATGTTCTTAATAAATTGTTTGGTGTCTTAAATTCTGAAAATAAAGAAAGTCTAACTTTTTATGAAGAGTGGGCTATTCGAGTATCGCAATACGGTGCTAGTAAAGCATTTGAGGATATTGAATTTGTATTAGATCAGGCAAAATACAATATTAATAATCCTCAAGGAACAGTACTGATAAAACGAGTTGATCCTACAATAAATCCATTTATTATTCAACTTACTCCTAATGACATTTACGTCAAGCCTCACGGATATAATTCAAGACCTTTCTTAGAATTAAAGACAACAGTAGATTCTGAAAACGGTCCAGTTGCTATTAATCAGTTTTTAAGAAGTGCAGGTTACGTTGATAATACAGATGTATTTGTATCTATTGGCCAGTTAAAAGATCTAACAGGGCAGTCGGCATCTTCAATTGTTGTTGGATTAAGTTATAAAATTTCAACAGTTGGTACAACCGATTTTACACAAATAGGTGCTAGTGCTAGTACAGTTGGCACTACATTTGTTGCTACTGGAACTGGAACTGGAACTGGAACAGTGGTTTTAGATATTTCACAAATAAATGAAGGTGCATATTTCTGGTGTGCATTTGATGGTGCAAATAGTTGGAACGTTTATAGATTTACAGATATAAATTTGAATGTAACAAATGTAACTTACAACAAAACCACGCATACTCTTACACTAACAACACAATATGAGACATCATTGAAGGTTGGGACTTATATAGGCATAGGACAGTCTGAATCTATTCAGGGCTTTTATAAAATTGACAGTATTACATTAAACAACATTAATATTATAGCCCCTGGATTATCGGTACCTTCGCCTTTTACTGATTTAGATAATTTAACAGTCTATACATTGTTATCTCAACGTACTGGGTATATTGATACTATAGATAATATTCTTCCTGCTAGATTAGAAGATGGCAATATTGTATGGACTGATTATGCTAGTTCTGATATCAATAGCGGTTGGGCAACTTGGAAATATAAAAAAGTTTATCAATCTACTACGAAAAATTCACCTGTAGTTGGTGCCGGAATAAATTTTGCTCAGTTTATTGCTGTAAGTAAAAACGGAAATACAGCCGCGGTGTCTGTTGGAACATCGCAAATTGCCACTTATGACAAAGTGTCAACAGCAGTTCCTTGGACACAGCGACAGTTAATACAACCGCCATTCAACAGTGTAGGTTCACCAGCATCAGCAACCGTAATTAGTACCGCGGCAGTTAGTCCTGATGGAACATGGTTGGCTACTGGAAGTCCTACATCGGGTTCTTCTAGCACATACTATATTGGAGTATATTCTCCTGCAACTGTATATGCTGTTAACACTATCGTGTCTTACAACAGTATACTTTATCAAGCATTGTTCCCAGTGCCTGCCGGAAATACACCAAATCAAAACAGTGTTTTCTGGAATCAAATTTTTTACACACCTATATCTGATACATCCACTTACAATACTGGAGTAACAGCAAATGGTATGATAACGCTGTATCAAAAAGATGCAAACAATATCTATCAGATAGTTGATTCTATTCTAAGTCCAGTTATTTCAAATGAAAAATTTGGATCTGCTATTGTATTTGATTCAAGCAATATGTATGTAAGTGCTCCTGCCTATAACAATAACACTGGAAGAGTTTATCAATTTTCGTATACAACTACCCCGCAAGTAACGTCAATTTACGACGAAGTTAATAGTACAGGCACTGTATTAAAATTACAATCTACTGCTGGAATATCTGCTGGAATGATAATTTCTGGTAATGATATCTTTGGAAATTCTGCTTTTAATTCCGATCAAGTAGTTGAATATGTTCTTACAAGATTATTGTTTTCACCAGCTATAGACACAACTGGGAAAGAAGTAATTAATACTGTTTATAATACTAGTTCAACACAAATAAATGTTTCTAGTATCCTATCAGGCGCTACTGTTTCTCTATATAATAGTTCATATGCTTACAGTATTCCAAACTTAACAGTATCGTCAACAGGATTGACGTCAATTAACCAGTTGGTCACTACACATACGTTGTCTAGCGGTGGCGTTACTGGCACAAATACATTTATTTTAACAACAACTGTATCTGACATAGCTGTTGGATATCTCATTGTTGGTTATGGATTACCGCCAAGCAGTTATGTTGGCGCAATATCAAGTGTCGGTGCGCCCGCCAAAACACAAATTACTGTAGTAGATTCGCAAGGTGCATCTAGGGCTATACAAAATTTTATAGCAACAGGTACTGGAACGTATGCTTTTTATAAAATTATAAATTACAATTTTGTTGAAATAAAAGGTCAAAAAGATCTTGTAACTAATTCATCGACCTTACCAATTACTCGAGTAACATTTGGTAGTACAAGTTTTCCTAACGGAGATCCTACTTTAACCTTTAATATAAGTTCTACATACGTTCAGAGTAGTAAAGCTGTAATTTTATCATCTGCACCTGATTTAACTCCAAATGGAAGTTTAACATTCTCATCAGTTGGATGGTCATATACTCGATCATTTGCTGGCGATACAGTTAATAGTTATTTTGGATCTCAGTTAGCATTGAGTCGAGATGGTAGCACATTAGCAGTGTCAGCAATAGGCGGTTCTGTAGGAAAAGTTTATGTGTATCAAGCAGGAGTCTTAATACAGACCTTGACAGGATTTTTACCAACATTCGGTCAAGGAATTACAGTATCAGATGATGGAACATATATTGCTGTAAGCGATAACACCACTGGAGTTTCTAATATAAATCAACGAGGCAGTGTTGGTGTTTATCAACTGTCATCAAACAACACGTATCAATTAGTTTCAAACCTAGTACCGCACACTCCTGAAACAAATGGAGAATTTGGTACTTCGATCTCCTTCATGAATGACTACAAGACACTAGCAGTTTATAGTCGTTATGGATCTAGTACAACAACAACTACTTTTGATAAAACTTCTGTAGCAACTACTTTTGATAAAAAATCTACCAATTTTATTACCACACAGATTGCCAGCGGACGGGTCGATGTGTATGATAGATATAATGTAAATTGGGTTTACAGTGAAAGTTTACCTCACACATTTGATTTTACTAGCGGCTATGGCCAAGGATTGTCAGTGGGCGCAAATAATATATTTGTTGGGGCACCACTATTAACAGTTGGTACAGCAGGAGCTCAGGGACTATTAACAATTTATTCAAAAGATCCAAATGCAGTATCGTGGACTATAGATAAAACACCTGTGCCTATAGCCGATGTATCAAAAATTAAGAAAGCATTTTTGTATAGCAGATCAACAAATAAATTATTAACTTATATTGATATAATTGATCCTTTACAGGGAAAAATTGCTGGACCTGCTGAGGAAGAATTAAAATATAAAACATTTTACGATCCAGCAACATATTCATACAGTAATGGATCTGCATCCGTAACAGTTAATTCTAGCGGATTCTGGTCTACAGAACAACAGGGACAACTATGGTGGAATCTGTCTACAACAAAATTTGTAGTTCCATATTTTCCAAATCCAATATATAGAAATAACACTTGGAATACATTGGCCACTGGCGCGAGTGTGGATATTTACGAATGGGTTACTACACCTTTATTACCAAGTCAGTGGGATGCACAATCATCTACACCTGCTGGACAATCACAAGGTATAACTGGAACAACGCTATACGGCGATAGTGCATATTCTGTAACTAAAACATATAATAGTGTAACTAAAACATTTAAGAATACCTATTACTATTGGGTTAAAAATAAAACCACAGTTCCAGATGTTCCAGGACGACACATTTCTGCTCAAGATGTTTCAAGTTTAATTTCTAATCCAAGGGGGCAAGGTTATACCTATCTAGCGTTGATGGGCACAGATTCTTTCAGTCTTGTAAATGTGTACGGTTATCTAAAATCAACAGATACTGTACTAGCAGTAGAATATTGGACTACAGATAAAATACATCAAAATATCCATAGTCAATGGAAACTAATCAGTGCAGATACTATTGTACAACTGCCAAAAACAATTAAAGAAAAATGGATCGACAGTCTATGCGGAGTCGATGTAACAGGACGAGCAGTTCCTGATGTACTGTTACCTCCGAAATTAAAATACGGTGTTGAAAATAGACCACGCCAAGGTATGTTTGTAAATCGTGTTGAAGCATTGAAACAATTTATAGAAGCAGTAAATTTGATTTTATTAAAAAATCAAATCGTCGATAATTATAATATTGAAGATTTGTATAAAGTAGATCCACCGCCAAACATTATATCTGGGTCGTATGACAAAATAGTAGATACAGATGCAGATTTGTCATACTCGATCAATTTGTTTATAAGACCCGAGTTGGCTCCTATCATAGTTAATGGTAGAATTACTGGTATTACTATTATTTCAACAGGGCGTGGTTATATTCAACCGCCTTATATAACTATTTCTGGTTCAGGTAAAGATGCTCTAGTAAGAGCTAATATTGATACTAATGGAAGAATACAATCTGTAACTGTGCTAGCAGGCGGAATAGGCTATGATGATTCGACAGTTGCCACTGTTCGAGACTATTCTGTACTTGTACGCAGTGATAGTCAAGCTAGTAATTCTTGGAGCATTTATTCTTTTGATCCTACCTATAAAGATATGACTGGTAGTATTGTAGGACGTTGGAGTCGATCAGCAACACAAGCATATGATGTAACGCAGTACTGGACTAAAGTTGATTGGTATGCCAGCGGATACAATCAGTTTACTGCGGCAGATTATTCTGTTCAATTATTTGTGGATTTGAATTTCTTAAATGCTCAGATTGGTAACATTGTAAAAGTTTCAATGGCAACATCGACACAGTGGATGTTGTTAGAAAAATATGCAAATTCTAACTCTGTAGATTGGACACAATCTTATCGAGTCGTTGGAATTCAAGCTGGTACAATTCAGTTCAATTCTACAGTATATCAAACAAGTTTCTCCGCAGTTGGCTATGATGCAGATACGTATGATACTGGTGCATACGATATCAAAGCCGGTACTGAATTGCGAATTATTCTTAGTACTTTACAAGATAAAATCCTAATTGGGGATCTATATAAAAATTATTTAGATTTATTTTTTAGAAGTATACGTTATGCACATAGTGAACAGCCTTATATTGACTGGGCGTTCAAAACTAGTTTTGTCAGAGCCACTCATAATGTTGGCGGATTTACACAACCTGTTTATTATCCTGTAGATAATCTTAGCAATTTCCAAGACTACATAGCTGAAGTTAAGCCCTATAGAACAAAAATTAGAGAGTATATAAGTCAATATACAAATACTAATACTCCTGATGTTAGTTCTACAGCAGTCACTGACTTTGATTTACCTGCTGATATTAAAAATAGTTCATTAAGTATTATTAATTCATTTGTGGTTGATGGAAAAATATCTTCAGATTCTCCAGAAGTTCAAGTGTACCCTTGGAAATTCTGGTTAGACAATGTTGGATTCCAAGTTATTGATTTGAAAATTGTTTCAGGTGGTAGCGGATATGTAACACAACCCCAGGTGATATTTACAAGTACAAGTGGCAGTGGAGCATCTGCGCAGGCGTTTTTTACAAATGGCGTTGTTAACAGAATTATACTGCTTACTAAGGGATCTGGATATTTAGAAGCTCCAACAGTATCTATAGTTGGAGGATTGAGTACGACCGGAACACCTGCAACAGTAGTGGCCATATTAGGCAATAGTGTTGTTAGATCCAACTTAACTGGAATTAAATTCGATCGTATCAGTTACAAGCCTTATATTTCTAAAATTGAAGAAACTATTGAATTACCGGGATCTGGATCTTTGTTATCGTATGAGTTACCGTGGCCACCAGATTTGCGTACTAACAAGTCTTCGATAACAGTATTGAATAAAAATACTAATCAAAGCTATCCTTTGCTACCAGAAGATTATTCGTTGTCTCAAATTAAAAATAAAATAAATGGTGAAACACAATACTCGGGAATTATAACTTTTGTAAAACCTCTTGCGGCAAATGTAATTGCTACCTTATCTTATGTAAAAGATACATCTGTATTAAATTCTATTGACAGGATCAATTTTAATTATAATCCTATCAGCGGAATGGTAGGTAAAGAATATAATCAACTAATGTTAGGTGTTGACTACGGCGGAACCATTGTTGGCAATTTAGGATTTACTGCTGGCGGTGGATGGAGTGAACAACCATACGGTACAGACAAGTGGGATTCATTTGATCCAACTTTTACTGATTATACAGTTACTGAACCCGCAGTTCCTACGACTTCAAATCCTATTAAAACAACATGGACGTTGCCATATGTTCCGGCTAGCGGAACTGCTATTAACGTTTACTGGGGTCAGTATACAGAAATTGTTGAATACGGCGACGGAGTGAATAAAATATTTCCGTTTAATTTCTTTTTATATCCAACAGTTTTCTTGGCAAACAATGCATCTGCACAAAGTTCAACAGTTCAAACAAAATATTCTGCAAATGCTAATGGTACTAATTATCCTATAAGCACCACAACTGTAGCTGTAGCAACGGGTGTAGGCGGAGCTTCCGGACAGTCTACTATAATAGTTGATTTTCCTTCTAATATTTTTGCCGGACAATTTGTATCAGGTATTGGTGTTCCTTATAACACTACAGTTGTATCAGTTACCGGAACTCAAATTATTCTAAGTAATAATCTTACTGTAGCCGCAGTTGGCCAATCCTACTCTTTCTTTGTATTAGGAACGGTTCTAACGCTTGGATCTACTTCTGGATTAACTGTTGGACTTGGACTTGTAGGCACAGCATTTAATACACAAACAATATCTAAAATAATAGATGCAACTACAATTATTCTCAATCGTGCTCCTGACATTATTCCAGTTGCCGGTGATGTTATTGCGTTTGTTACCAACGCTGCCGGAAGTAGTATATTAACAGTTAATAACACTTCGTTGATACAAGTAGGCGATTCAGTTTATACAACAAACACAAACTATCTAACGGCATTTGGAATTACAGTTAAAGTAAAAAGTATAGATTCAGCCACTCAACTGACACTTGATCAAATTTTATATCTAAATATTGCAGATGGTATTAACATAGTTTTTAGACGAGACCAATCAATTCCAAAAGATTTTACAAGTCCAACTAATGTTATTCAATTTGCTATTGCTCCATCTAGCGGTACAGAAGTGCATATAATTGGCCAATTTGATCCTATAAGAATAGATGCGGGGGATTATGATGATGTTTCTGGATCTAGTCCTACTAATCCTTATGCGGTTATGCAAACTATCTATGCTAACGGTCACGATGGTGTAGTATCAGTGCCGGCAGGTATAGCACACGCTAGTGATAGTTTTATATTTAGACAAGAAACTAGCGACGGTTCTATTGCTCCTGCAGATAGAGACACAGATATTTCTGGAGGAGATTTAGCTTATACCACAGCTAGTGGAATAGCGGCAGATGATATTATATTAGACGGTGACGGCCTAGTTACTCCAACAAGTAGTCCTGCTCCTGAAGAAGTTGTACCAGGACAAGTTGTTGATACTCTTGCTATTAAAGTTTTTGACAGACCATCACAGGGTTCTGCTCGCATAAAAGTAGACAATTATATTGCTGACGGATCTAGAACAAACTATACAATTGGTCAACAACCAGTTACAGTTAATAGCATTTTGGTTAAAGTTACCGGTACAAATGGTAATTTGGGTATTCAAACATTGAATACCGACTATACAATTGACTATGAAAACAGTGCCATTAATTTTGCAGTAGCACCTTCTAATAGCTCTATAGTAACAATCTTTAATATAGGATATGCTGGAGAAAATATTTTAGATTTAGATTATTTTATCGGCGACGGAATAACAACAGAATTTATTACCCAAGCACCGTGGCTTGATAATTTTACTGCTACTGTGTTTGTTGATGGTGTGCCAGCGCAAGTTCAGTATTTCCAAACAGACAGCAATTATGTATTAGTTAAATCTGTAGGAATTAGATTTATTAATCCGCCTGCGCTTAATACTGTAATCAATTATATTGTTGTTAGCGGATCAGAACAGACATTTGCCATCACAAATACTGAAAGGATTAGTACAAACGGATCGACTACATATCAATTGCAAAATTTAATTGGCAATTTATTACCAAATGAAACTTACATGATTGTAAGGGTTGACCAGCAGATTCTACCAGCCCCAGTTAATAGTTATTTTACAGTAGGAAGTAACCAATTTACTTATACGTTAAATTCAAATAAAATTCCTCCCTATTCAATCAATGCATCTAGCATATCAGTTTTGGTAGGAAATAATTTATTATTAGCAGGAAGAGATTATACTGTAGATTTAAGTGTAGTTAGCATCACAATTACAACTACCGCCTATACAGTGTATCAAGGAAAAACACTTGTAGTTAGTGTGCTATTACCAAACGGCTACACATACAATGCTAGTACAAGACAAATTACTTTTGCGCAATCCTATGATAGTTCTCATATCGTAGAAGTATTAACATCATATGAACATGATTCAGTTGACCTTGAAAGAACAGAAGTTATTGTTGAAAGTAATTCAACACTAGTAGCTAACAGTCCAGTCTATTACTCTATAACTGGAGTTTCGGGAGGATTAATTACACTTGAAAGATCTGTTATAGATGAAAATTATATATGGGTTACAAAAAATTCAACACTTCTAGTTCCAGGAGTAGACTACAGATTAAATGACGATAGAATTACAGTTCAACTGGCAATTATTCCTACTTTATCCGATGTGTTTGAAGTGTTAACTTATGGCACTAATGTGTTAACAACAGGAATTGCCTACGTACAATTCAAAGATATGACTAACAAAACATCGTTTACTCGATTAAGTTTGAAGAAACGAACAACATTGGCACAAGATTTATTATGGACAGACACTAGTATAGTACTGACAGATGCATCCAACTTCCAAGTTCCAAGTACAGATAATAAAATTCCAGGTATTATTGAAATACAGGGCGAACGTATACAATATTACGCAAAAAATGGTAATGTATTAAGTCAATTACGCAGAGGCATTTTAGGAACTGGAATTGCAAAATCAAATCCTGCTGGAACGTATGTTCAAGATATAAGTTCTAGTGAGACTATTCCTTATAAAGATACAATCACTGTTCAGACAATTATTGCTGACGGATCAAATTTTGTTTCTGTAGATTTTGTGCCAGTGCGCGGATCTACAACAGACACTACAGGAATATTAGAATGGTTTGCTCAGCGAGGTTATACATATATTGGTACATTTAATAATTCACAATCATACAATATCAATGATGTAGTAGTGTACAATGGCCAATATTATTATTGTACAACATTCGTCCCGCAAACATCGCTCAGAAGTGCAACCATCGATTACACTCCTGCAAATACAACCGTGAAAACTTGTTGGTCACTGTATGATACTATAATTCCTCCAAATTTTGGTCAATCAGACCAAATAGAAGTTTTTGTTGGAGGTTACAAAGACACTGCCGATTGGTCTAGCGGATCTTCATATGCGGTTGGAGATATTGTCAATGTTGGAAGTTATACATATCAATGTCAAGAAGCACATACAAGTGGCGCAACTTTCTTTGATGACATTACAGTAACCAACTTAGACGGCACAACAACAATAGAAAATTATTTGTATTTTTGGAAATTCTTTATTGGAAATATACGTTTGAAAAAACAACCATACAGTGTACATAATGTTAATATTGCCCCTTATAGTCCTGCGGGCGATGTTAGATTTGACGCAGATTTTGCAGTTGACGGCTCTAGTGCTCGTGTAAGATTGACTAATAAAGTAGACTTGGGCACAAGAGTCACTGTATATCAACGTACAGGAACAGATTGGGACGGAAAATACTCTCCAAATATTTTAGTAGATACTAGTGAAATAGCTCAATTTATTAAAGCTGAGCCGGGTATTTGGTATGCAGAGTATAATCAAATAAGTAATAAGACACTGGGTGCAAAGAGAGCTGTTGCTTTAACATTTGATGCACCTAGCACATCGTTCGATCAGGGCGATTTAACAATGGATCAAGGATAATAACATGGCTTTACAACTGATAAACACCGGAACAACCGTTGGAGATAAGACTGGAGATACATTACGTACCGCCGGCCTTAAAATAAATTCAAATTTTACTGAGCTGTATGCTAGTTTAGTAAATTCTTATACATTGCCAGTGGCATCGGGATCCAGACTAGGTGGTGTTAAGATTGATGGTACAACTATATCTATCAATGCTGGTGGTGTAATTAGTGCTAATTTTTCTAGTTACACCTTGCCAACCGCAAGTACAAGTGTACTAGGAGGAGTCAAAGTTGACGGATCAACAGTTATAGTAAACGGCGGAGTTATAAGTGCTCCTTACTCGTATGCTCTTCCTCCTGCGACTACTACTACATTAGGCGGAGTTAAAGTTGACGGATCAACCATTATAGTTAATCCTACAACTGGCGTCATAAGCGGAATTAGTAATTATTCACTACCAACCGCAAGTACAAGTGTACTAGGTGGAGTTAAAGTCGACGGATCAACAATTACTATTAGCAACGGTGTTATCAGTAGTTCGGGGAATAATTATACATTACCTACTGCAACAACTAGTGTATTAGGTGGAGTTAAGATTGATGGGTCAACGGTCACTATAAACAACGGAATTATTAGTTCAAATTATTCTTTACCTCAAGCAACAACAAGCACACTAGGCGGAGTTACTGTTGACGGTACTACAATTTCTGCAAGTGGCGGAAACATTTCTGCACTAGCATCTAATATTAGAGCTGTGGCTGCCGCTATGTTTACAGGTGGAACTCAAACCGGATTAACTTTTTCTTATAATTCTGGAACAGGATTGATGACATCCATCAACACAAACGGTGCCGGCGGATCTGGTATTACTGGTGTGACTGTTCAAAATTCGGGAACTACACAAGGTGTAGCAAGTGCAGTTACAACATTGAATTTTACAGGTACTGGAGTGACCGCAGGTGTATCAGGCGGTGTAGCTACATTAACAATTAATACAGGTAGTTATACATTACCTCAAGCAACAACTACAGTACTTGGTGGTGTAAAACCTGACGGTACAACAATAACTGCAACAAGTGGAGTTATTAGTAGCGTATTACCTACAGCAACAACAAGTGTGTTAGGTGGAGTCAAAATTGATGGCTCAACAATTACTATCAGTAACGGTGTAATTACAGCACCACAATACACACTACCCACAGCAACAACAAGTGTGCTTGGTGGAGTCAAAGTCGATGGCTCAACAATTACTATCAGTAATGGTGTTATCACATCTAATTATACAAATTATACTTTACCAACTGCAAGTACAAGTGTGTTAGGTGGAGTTAAGGTTGACGGATCGACCATTAGCATTGTTAATGGAACCATTACTGCTAATTATACAAATTATACTTTACCGATTGCAACAGCTACTTCATTAGGTGGTGTAAAACCTGACGGTACAACAATTATAATCAATCCTGTAACAGGGATTATTAGTAGTGCCAGTGCATACTCATTGCCAACTGCAACAACAAGTACCCTAGGTGGTGTTAAGATAGATGGAACCACGGTCACAATTAATAATGGTGTAATTAGTGCTGTACAGTCGTCTTATACTTTGCCAACTGCAAGTACAAGTGTGTTAGGTGGAGTTAAAGTTGATGGCTCAACAATTAGTATCGTTAGCGGTACAATTACAGCAAACTATACAAACTATACATTACCAACAGCAACAACTAGTATATTGGGTGGTGTCAAAGTTGACGGCACTAGTATTACAATTAACAACGGTGTTATTAGTAGTGCCAGTGCATACTCATTGCCAACTGCAAGTACAAGTGTACTAGGTGGAGTTAAAGTTGACGGAACCACGATATCAATATCAAATGGTATCATAAGCTCAACGCAATATACTTTACCAACTTCAAGTCCTACAGTATTGGGCGGAGTTAAAATAGATGGAACTACCGTTACAATTAATAACGGAATTATTAGCGCACCTTACACATACTCATTGCCATCAGCTAGTCCAACTACTCTAGGCGGAGTTTATATTCCGGTAAGTACTACTAGCGGTATCCTAAACACTAGCGGTACAATTGGTCTTGCCACTGCTAGTACTACACAGTTAGGCGGAGTCAAAGTTGATGGATCAACTATTACTATCAGTAACGGAGTAATTAGTAATGCGTATTCATACACATTGCCAACTGCAACTACAAGTGTGTTGGGTGGTGTTAAAATTGACGGAACTACAGTTACTATCAATAATGGAGTAATTAGCGCCGCACCAACATTTGGTGGAGCATTGAGTAGTAGAGCAACAGTAGCAACTACAACGTCAAGTTTGGCTGCCAATGCCGCTGCCACTGCAACAGTTACGGCCGCAAAAGGATATGCATTGTATAGTATTCAGGTAAGTGCAGGAGCCTGGGTATCAATTTACACTAGTTCTACAGCACAGTCAAGTGACAGTAGCAGAACAATCACAACAGATCCAACACCAGGTAGTGGTGTTGTAGCAGAAGCAATAACAACTACTGCAACTACAACTTATTTTACTCCTGCGGTATATGGTTACAATGCTGATGGAACTCCTAGCACAAACATGTATTTGAGAATTACAAATAATAGCGGATCAACACAGGCTATTACAGTGACTATAACATACTTAAAATTAGAAAATTAATATGACGTACACTCCTGCACATTTAATTCCTGAAACAGTAATAGATCCAGACACTGGCCAAACGCCATATGCTATTCCTGTCAATGGGTATCTTACCCCACCGCAAATAGCAACAGCATACAGTATTCCTACTGCTACTGGTTTAGGAGTTAAGATTGGAATTTTTAGTTTTGGCGGCGGGTTCCTTCAAAGTGATTTGAACAAGTCATTTAGTGATTTACAAACTGCTGGACTAATCAGTAGTAGTTATACAGTTCCTACAGTTAGACAAGTGCTGTTAGATGGTCAGACCGGTACTTTCAGTGTAAGTCCAGATACAGGCAGCGGAGAAAACACAGTGGATATCTATTGTGCGGCCTGTATGGCACCTCAAGCACAGATCACAATTTATATAGGCAATTACCTTTCTAGCATGGTGTCAGCCGCTATTGCCGATGGTATACATATTGTTACTATCAGCTGGGGAGGCAACGAATATAATAGTGACGAACAGTATCTTCAACAGTTGGCAACTGCAAAAATTACCTGCTTGGCGTCATCTGGAGATTACGGCAGTGTAGTAAGTCCTACATCGAATGCATTAGGAGTAGTTTATCCCAGTGCTAGTCCTTATGTGATATCCGCAGGTGGTACAAAACTAACACTCAATTCAGGCACTAATACTCGAGCTAGCGAAACAGATGACAATAGAGACGCAGGGTTTGGCACTACATGGGGTGGCGGTGGTGGTTTAAGCGTGTTGTTTAATTTGCCTAGTTGGCAAACAGGATTATACTATACCCCAATTACTAATGGTGTAACAGGCAGTCCAACAGCACTAAATGCTCGAGGACTACCAGATTTTTCAGCTCCCATGAATGCCTATGCAGTTTATGTAAACGGATCAATCAGCGGATATGGCGGAACCAGCTTATCTTGTCCAACTTTGGCAGGCATACTTGCTAGATACTTACAATTAACAGGAGTAAAAAGATCTGCTCCTGATTGGAATACTATTGCCTATGCCAACCCCAGCGCATTTTATGATATAACTGTGGGAACTAACAATACAAAAATAACCAGCGGCTATGCTGGAACTAGCGGATGGGATCCAGTAACCGGTCTTGGACCACCAATTGGAACTGCTTTATACAAAACAATACGAACAGGTACAGTATTTCCTAAACGTAATTATGGATTTAGATCTTCAACAGGGCCCACATATCCTAGACAGACTACCATTGCTAGATAAAACTAGCACATTATAAACATTGATAAATACAAGATAAAGAGAGATCACTATGCACAAGGACGCAACAGGAATTCATATAGAAGGGCACATTCATATATTTGACCCTACCACTAAAGAAACCTTCGTGAACAAACGTAACGCTATTCACTATGAGAACATGAGCGTGGCATTGGCTAATTCGCTGGCAGCCTCTGCTACGGGCGGATATGTTTATCAAATGGCATTTGGTAATGGCGGAACAGCAGTTGATCCTACCGGAATTATTACATATTTGACTCCTAATAGTACTGGCTCTAATGCTAGTTTGTACAGTCAACAATATGCCAAAGTGGTAGATCCTAACAGCGCAACCAATACTGATCCTACTAGAAATTTCACAGAAGTTCGTCATACAACCGGTACAACTTACAGTGATTTATTTGTAACTTGCTTGTTAGATTACGGCGAGCCAAGTAATCAAACAGCATTTGATGCTGTTAATAACAACAATAGTACATTTACTTTTGATGAATTGGGATTAATTAATCGTAATACAGGTGGAACACCTTTATTATTAACTCACGTTATTTTTCATCCAGTATTAAAAAGTCTAAATCGTCTAATACAAATCGATTATACAGTTAGGATTCAAAGTCTAACTGGTTTAGTATCAGTATAAGGAGAATTATATGCCATATCAAATTCAATATACTGACTCAACTAATCCAAATAAACCAGCCATTGTAGTAAATGATGGCACTGTCAACAATACAGATACTAGTCTTGGGTTTGTGGGACAACAATATCCAGGTTATGGTAGCATTATTGCTACTGATTTTTTACACCTGTTAGAAAATTTTGCCGCACCAACTAGTCCTGCCAATCCTATACAAGGTCAACTTTGGTATGATACTGCCACAAACATATTAAAATTATACGATGGAACAACATGGACAACTGCTGGTAGTCTTAAAAAGAGTGGCTCTGCTCCTGCGGTAGCTAATAGTCTAGCAGGAGATTTGTGGGCAAATACATCTACCAGTCAGCTGTATATATTTTCTGGATCTAACTGGCTACTAGTTGGACCTCAATTTAGTACAGGTGCTCAAAGTGGTCCAATTGCAGAATCTATTATCGATTCTGACAATATTGCTCATACTGTTGTTAGTATCTATGTAAACAATACAAGGATTGCTATTATCAGCAGTGATCAATTTATTCCTAAATCTACAATTAGTGGATTTAGTACTGTATATAGAGGTACAACATTAACTACTATAACATCAGATGCGGCACCGACAAAATTCTGGGGTACTGCACAAAAAGCAGATGCATTATTAGTTAATGGTAATACAATCTCAGCAAGTAACTTTCTAAGTACAGAAGGTACAACAACAACTACAAATACTATCCTTAATATAAGATCTGATGCAGGTTTAACTATTGGATCTAATAGTAGTTTTATATTAGATATTGAAGCGGCTACTCCAACAATTAAATCGACATTAAGTGGTTCTGGTATCAATTTTAATCTAACAAACAACGCTAAGGTTAATACTGTATTAAGTGTTAACGCTAACGGACAGCTTGGTGTAGGCTATGGTAATACAGCCCCAGTTAGTACATTAGATGTAAAAGGTACAGTAACAATTAAAGATGATACTGTAAATAATATTCCAGGATATCTTAATATAGTTAGCACCATAGATAGTTCTTATACTCCAGGCACATTATTTACAACTGCTACAGGCAGTATTGTTACACAAGGCGGCCTTGCAGTGGCTAAAACATCAGTGCTAGGCGATGATGTAACGTTTAATGGCCAGCAATATTTTAATTGGTATGATAATACAAATGCACCTAAAACAGGTTCAGTGTTAACTCCAGGTTACAGTACCAGCCCAGCAGAAGCTGTAAGCCTTGGTATACCGTATGTGCCAAGTGGCGTGTATGATATTGGAACAAGTACAAGAAGTTTTAGAAATATCTATGCAAACAATTTTGCAGGAAATTTTAGTGGAACTTTTACTGGAACACTAGCAGGTAGTATCAGTGGCAGCGCAGCCTCATTAGCAAGTCCTACGGTTTTTAGTTTAACAGGCGATGTTACTAGTAATCAGTTAAGTTTTAATGGACAAAGTACTACTGGAACTGCTATATTTTCTACAAAAATAAGTCCAGACTTTATTTTTAATCAAACTAAAGCAACAGACTCCTATGCAAACGACAATCTTTTAGTTTATAGATCAGGTCAGGGTTTGCTAAAAATGGAAAAGGCAACGTTGTTGGCGCATGTGGCTACAATACAGACAGGTATGATCTTTCCATTTGCCGGAACAATTATTCCAACAGGATATTTATTATGTGATGGTGCAGAAGTTTTAATCAGTCAGTATGCAGATTTATATAATAAAATTGGCTACACCTATAAAGCTTCTAGTTTATTAAAAGGTCTTGGAACTTTTGCACTTCCTGATCTACGTGGACGTTTCCCATTAGGTGCAGATAATATGAATAATGGAATTCAAGTGCCTAGCAAAGACGGATCAGGTACTAGAATTACTACAACGGTTGATTTGAATGGCAACACTAGCGGTACTGCCAATCGTATAGCAGATATTTCTGCTAAAAATATTGGATCTGGTAATAGTACAGCAAATGGTACAGTAACACTTATTGCTTCTAACCTTCCTGATCACAATCACAGTTTGAATGATGGCACTAGTCAATTTTATGCAGTCAATACTCCTAGAGAAGCTCCGGATCCACATGCCATTGGTAGTGTAGGAACATCCGGTACAGGTACAGTTGGTTCAGGAATTTTGAATACAGGTAGTGTAGTGGGTGCAACTGGCATCCCAGTAGGTATCATGAATCCCTATCAAACAATAAATTATATAATCTTTACAGGTGCAATATAATGAGTTATCAACTTTATCTAACAAACGGCACACTAAAATACACTATTCCTGACGGAATAATCAAACAGGGCGTACTCGATATTGCATTGATTGGTAAAAATTCAACAGGGTATGGTGTTTTTCTAAATGACAATTTTACATATCTATTAGAAAACTTTGCTAATACTACACAACCTAACAATCCATTGACTGGACAACTATGGTACGATACTGGACAAAACAGATTAAAAGTATATAACGGCACTACATTCGCAGTTACGAGTGGTACTATTGTTTCAAATTCAGTTCCTAGCAGTATAACATCTGGCGATTTATGGATTGATAGTGCTAACGGACAATTATGGTTTAATGACGGCACAGCAACAACACTGGCAGGGCCAGTCTATACTCGAGGGCAAGGCGTTAGTGGTTTTAACGTAGAAACTATTATTGACGTTAACGGTGTATCACATACTGTTGTTGTGCTATATGTTGGCGCAACTATTATAGGAATATACAGTAAAGATAATTTTATCCCTGCCAGTACTATTCCTGGATTTACCAGTACTGCGACTTTTGTAGGATATCAAGTTGCTAACGTACTTACAGTTAAATCTGTAACATCTGGAACTATTGTAGTAAATCAAACACTCAGTGGCGCAAATGTTATTGCAAACACTACAATTACAAACCAAACCTCTGGAACAATTGGCGGTGCTGGAACATATACTGTTAGTACAAGTAATATTATTGGTAGTGCTAATTCTCCAATAACCATAATTGCCACAAGCGATATTATTAAAATTGGATTTAATACTGGATCTTATCCAGGTATTATTTACAGTGGTCTAGTAAGTCAAGCTCAAAGTTTATTAGCCGCAAACGGTAGTCTAAAAACAGCAGAAAGTTTCTTAACTACTAGCGACAATAATACTACTAGCGGAACATTGAGTATACAAAATAACAATCCACTAGTGCTTGGTGCGGCATCGAACATGTCGGTATTAATTGATTCAAACTCTAATACATTTACCCTAAATTCAAATGCATTAGGGCAAAACTTTGGAATCAACTTAAAAAACAGCACAGGCACGTTGTCTAATAGTTTGTATATTAACACAAACACTCAGCGTGTGGGAATTTATACAGCTAATCCAACAGCCATGTTAGATGTAGCTGGCGATGTTATAATTGAAGGCAACTTAACAGTATTGGGAACTACAGAAACAATAAGCAGTACTGTCGTTACTATAGCTGATAAAAATATCGAACTAGGCAAAGTGGCTTCCCCAACTGACACCACAGCTAGCGGCGGTGGTATTACATTAGATGGTGCAACCAACAAACTTATTGCATGGAATAGTACAGCAAACACTAGTAGTGCTAGTTCTAACACAGGTTATTGGAATTTTTCAGACTTTATTAACGTTGGAACTTCAGGATCTGGCGCAGGATATTATCTTAATGCACAGCCAGTAGTTACAGTTAATTCTGGTAATACACAATTCAGTTTAGGAACTAATGTTACTGCGGCACCTGGTGTAGTTAGCGTTGGTACACTGACTAGTCTAGCAGTATCAAATCTTAGTATTACCGGCAGTACCATTGCCTACAACAGTATTCAAGTATCTGGAAATATTACTTTACAACCAAAAGGATCAGGATATATTGGAGTATCCAGTGCGCAAATTAAGAATATAGCAGACCCTACTGATAATCAAGATGCCGCTAGTAAGAACTATGTAGATACAGCTATTGCCAGCGCATCTTTAGGCATTGGGTTAGTTACCACTGGGTTATCTGACGCTGAAATTGGTACAAATTTGTTACAAAGAATATTTCCTCCAGGCGAGCATCGACCAAATACTCTTTGTAGGGTGCAATGTAGTAATGGAGTCATTAAACTTTATGCACTACAAGCAGGTGTTTGGACATGGGAGCTTGATTTAGCGTAAAAATTTTAACGTCTAAAACTGCATAAATACAAGGAATAAGGAACGACACGATGTCATATACGATTACTCATTATAATGGAACATTACTAGCAACAGTTGCAGACGGTACAGTTGATACCAGCACTGATTTGACGCTAGTAGGTAAAAACTACGCTGGCTATGGACAAGCTCAAAATGATAATTTTGTGTGGTTGCTGGAGAATTTTGCCAATACAACACAGCCTCCACATCCATTGGCTGGACAAATATGGTTTGATAGTACTCCTGGTGCAACTAAATTAAAGTTTTTTGACGGTACAAATTGGAGAACAACAGGCGGAGCGGCAATTGGCCCAACAAGTCCTACTGGTTTAACAGTTGGTGACTTCTGGTTTAATACTACTACCAATCAATTATTTGCATATACAAGTGATCCAGTAACTCCTTACAAATTAATTGGCCCACAAGGCGTGGCAGGCGCAGGCCTTACACAAATGCAGTCTACAACAGTGCAAGATACTAACGGTACGACTCATGCAATTATACAAGCTATTGATAATAATCAAACAATTTTTATTATAAGTGCAGATCCTGCGTTTACACTTAACAATTCTATTAATTCTATTACAGGTTTTGGACGTATACAACAAGGTATCACCCTAGCATATACTGATAGCAACGCAACAGGTGCAGTGGCTGGAGTGACAAATCCAAGTGTTAATCATAGATTTTGGGGAACAGCTACAAACTCTGATAAATTAGCAGGACTATCGGATAGTGCTTATGTAAAAGCCGCCAGTCCAGTATTCACTAGTATTGTGAATTTTCCACAGGGCTATACAGTTGGATCTGGAACTCCACCATTAAAAGTTTTTACAAATGCAACCAGTAATAATCCTACAGTGCAAGGAACAGTAACCGATACGATAGTATTTCAAACAACAAGTGCTAGTCAATCTTTACTATATCCTCTTAGCATTAAGGGATCAGATCTTCTTCCAGGAGGAAGTTCGGCAGGAAATCCTTTTAGTAGCGGAGTAAACAATATTGGTAGTTCTACATATCAATGGAACAATGTGTATGCTATTAACTTTTTAGGTACAGCTACAAATGCAAATAATTTGAATCTAAATGGAACTTTTGTTTCAGCTAGTACAGCAAATGTGGCTAGTACTATTGCCGCCCGCGATGCTACTAACACAATTTTTGCTACAACATTTAATGGTACAGCAACTAGCGCAGACTATGCTGACCTAGCAGAAAAATATCTTTGTGATAAAGAATACGAAGTAGGCACGGTTGTATCAGTGGGCGGAACACAAGAGGTTACAGCTTGCCGATCAGGAGATCGTGCGTTGGGTGCAGTTAGTGCAAATCCAGCATATATGATGAATCAAACTTTGAAAGGCGGATTGTACATTGCACTCAAAGGTCGAGTTCCAGTTAAAATCAAAGGCCCAGTTAGTAAAGGTGATAGAATTATTGCAGAATCAACTGGTTGCGGAGTAGCTATTAATCATGGTCATCAAGATGTGTTTGCTATTGCACTTGGATCTAGTGATGATGAAGAAATCAAATTAGTTGAATGTATAATATTATAAGTAGTTTATGACAATAGAAAAATATTCACCAGACCAACCGTATCCAGTAGGCACTGTGGTGTCAATAGGTACAAGTTCAGAAGTTACAGCCTGTAACATAGGGGACTTGCCTGTAGGTGTAATTATTGAAATACTGGAAGACGGTGTTAATGTAAAATTATCTGGTCGTGTAAACATGCTAGTGGCTGGAGCTATTGCACAGGGTACTAAAATAGTAGCAGGTGTTGGCTACGGAGTAGCTATAGATCCAACTTTTGGTGTAAATGCTGATGTATTTGCAGTAGCTATGCAGGACCAATTAGACGGTAGTGGTGTACATTTGATTGAATGTGCTTTGATATAAGGAAAGAATATGGCAGTATTAACAGGCGCAAAAATTTATGCTAGTGATTACAATGTGTTGCAGTCCACAGTTAGCACTATTATGGGTGTTGGCGCCGGCATTTACGGATACAATCAAACAGTAAACAGTAATCAAATAGTCGCAGTTGGTGGAAAATATCCTCCAATAAAATTATCAGATTGGATAGCACTTAGAACTGACATTGTAAATGCTTATAATCATATTGGTACCCCAGGCAATTTAACAATTCCTACAGTGCCAACCAACGCAAAAAAAGTAACAGCTACCGATTACAATAATTATCTAGCAATATTGAATGCCACCTATGCGGCATCAACTACAACTCCTCCAGGAGGTCAAGCTAGTTTACAAACATTGTCTATTGGAACAAGAACAACTGCTTGGAACGGCACAGTAACGCACAATATAACATTAACATGGCCTGACAGAAATTCGGCTAGAGGATTTTTTAATGCTGGCGGACAGATCCGTATGAGTGCTAGTTTAAGTGGTTATCCAGCAGATGGCAGTGCTCAAAAAAATGCAGATTGGGCTAAATTATTAAGTGATATGGGAACCATTACTTTAGGTTATGGCGGTGTATCCAGCTCAGGATCTTATACAACTATTAGTGCAAGTACTGGATTTTATCAATTAACAACTACTAGCACTCAGGTATTTCAAAAGGGTGCATCAACTGTTACATATTTTCCTAATCAGTATGACATTTATTTAAGCACTAGTTCTGACGGAAGTGTTTTGAATGTATCTATTGCGTTCAAAGATCTAGCAGGCGGAAATCCTAGTGTTGACGAAAATGTGGAAGGAACTTTGACCAGTACAGTTCAGGCGTATTATTCGACCGGATCAAACGTTCAGTCAGCATTACCTAGCGTCCTAGCAACTGGGCCGTAAATTTACAACCACTAACCATGTGGTTATAAATAAACTGAATTTATTAAAAGGCACTTATGGCGGCAACCCTTACATCATTTCAAGGTTATATTAGTAACGGTACTAGCGGAACCGCAGGCACCATTTTGACAGTAACTTCTACCCCTACTGCCACAATAATTTTAGGAATGGCTGTAACCGGCACATCCGTAGTTTCAAATACCCATATTCTTGCATTTATATCAGGAACTGGCGGAACAGGAACATATACTGTTAGTAATAGTCAAGCCGTTGGAACATCCTCTACTCCGTCAACTTTTGCAGGAAGCACTGCGGCTGTAATCACTGCCGCTGATTATAATTACATTCAGGGAATAACAAGTAAAGTTATGGGAACTCCTTCCGGATCTTTACCAAACCCGTACGGATATAATCAAACTTTGTTAGCATCTTCAACTCTAGCGGCCGGAACTACACAAATTACAGCAGTACAGTGGAATAATCTTAGAACAGATTTACTCAACGCCTACACTCACCAAGGGAGTATTGGTTCTTTACCCAGCCCAAGCGTAGCAACAAAAGCAGGTGCAAATGCAGGTGGATCTATCAATGCCGCAGACTTTGCCAAATTTCTTGCGTTAGCTAATTCTATCAATAATAATCCCTTGGCCATTGCCGCTTCAGGACAAAGTAGTTTAGTTTCCATTGCAGGAAGTCCAACAGCTAGCAATACAACACCATGGAAAACTCAAGCTACTCATACATTAGTATTGACGTGGTCTTCAACAGACGCCTTGAAGGCATTTTTTAATTCAGGCGGGTACTTTACATTTTCAGCTGGATTAACTGGTTATCAACCTACAGACCCGGGCTATGCCAAATCACAAGACTGGAACACACTATTAACAGCTTTGAAAACTGTAACATTTAATTACAACAGTACAAGTTGTAATGGTAGCTACAATAGTATTTTATCTAATACAGGTTTTTATGGGTTAACCAGTGGCCCAGTAACCTTGTTAAATAAAACTACAGCAAGTCCTGCATATACACCAAATCAATACGATTTAATTGCAAGCACAAGTGGTTCGGCAATTACTTTTAGTATTCAATTCCAAGACCAATCAACGGTATCGGGACACAGTCCAACTTACGGTATTGATGAATATGTTACTGGTACATTGACCAGTTCGGTCCAAGCATATTATGCTAGTGGATCAGCAGTAGCCGCTACTCTTCCGACAGTGACTACAAATAGTTTTTCAGCTTCTTAATACTCTAATAGCTTGACAAGCTAACTACTGTAGTGTTATCATAGTACACTACGGAGTTTAATATGGATGAAAGAATTGAAAAAGCGTTTGCAGTGGCTAGTTATATGGCCACTTTGGCTAATCAAAAACGCATAATTTTAGAAGAATACAATCAAAAACTAATTTACTATATTGATGGTGCAACATTCAAAATAACACCGGACTTAATTAGTTTTGTAAGTACAATGGCTGACAGGCCTTTTGATTTAATACTTGTTGATTCAAATAACCTTCCAGTTAAAATTTCAAATCCTAAAAAATTCTTAGCTGACATTATACAATTATACTCTGATGCTTCTCAAGATTACTTTGAAAAATATTCAGATATCAAATCTAAAAGAAAAATTGCAGATATTGTAGAACTATGAGCAATGGTATCTTAATTTTTGCACAGAATAATTCTAGTGTTGATTATATAAAACTAGCTGTGTTTGCCGCCAATCAGGCAAAAAAATATTTAGATGTTCCGGTTAGTGTAGTCACTGATAGTCCTTCTTGGTTGGCAGAAAGTCAGCCCAATCATCCATTTGATCAAATTATTGAAGTACACGATTCATCTCTTACACAAAGAAAAGCCTTTTTTGATGGAGCAATATTTTCAAAGACACTAGAGTGGAAAAATTTTGCACGTAATCAAGCGTACAATTTAAGCCCATACGATACTACTCTTGTAATAGACAGTGACTATATTATAAACAGTGATATTTTGAAATCAGCATTTGATGCAGATTTGGATTTTCAAATATATTCGTCTAGTATGGATTTAGCCGATTGGCGATCGAGAGATGAATTTATTAGAATCAACGAGTACAGCATTAAATTTTACTGGGCTACCACTTTTATATTCAAAAAGAATCCCATGATGGAATCGTTTTTTGATTTGATTTCCTACATTAGAGCCAATTGGGATTATTTCAAAATGCTTTATAGTATTGACGCTTCGTTATTTAGAAATGACTATGCATTTAGTATTGCAATACATATTATGAATTCTAAAGTCGAAGGAACATTTGCATTTGAATTGCCAGGGAAGATGATTTACACAAAAGACAAAGATCTACTAGTTGAAATGAAAGACAATGCTATGAAATTTCTAGTAGAAAAGAAAGACTATAACGGTGAATATATATTTGCAAAGACAACAGGACTAGATGTACATGTTATGAACAAGTTTAGTCTTAGTCGTTTTATAGATGGAGGTTCTGGTGTCTAAAGGATTTCTTGTTCTAGCACAAAATACAGAAGATGTTGATTATGTTCAGCAAGCCTACGCATTGGCGCTGAGTATAAAACTGTCTCAGAACAGCATCGATAAAATATCTTTAATAACAAACGATATTGTTCCTGAAGAGTATAAATCGGCATTTGACCAGATAATTCCTATACCTTATTTTAATACAGAACTATCGAGTTTGTTTAAGACTGAGCACAGATATCAAATGTACTATGCAACACCCTATGATGAAACTATTGTATTAGACACCGATATGCTAATGCTAGATGATATATCTTTATGGTGGGATTATTGCAGTAATCATGATATTAAATTTTGTAATAGGATCAAAAATCATAAATTAGAAACTGTTGTTGATACTGTGCATAGGAAAGCGTTTGTATCTAATAAGTTATCTAGTCCATATTTTGCATTACACTATTTTAAGAAAAGTAATTATGCACAAGAATTTTATAAAGTTTTAGAATTTGTTTGTAATAATTGGGCATGGTGCTGGACTAAATTTGCTCCTGAAAACTATCAAGATTGGCCCAGCATGGACTTGGCAGTAGCTATCACGATGGAAATACTAGGAGCCCATGAAACAGTTTTAGATTCATTAAATCCTATGGAATTTATCCATATGAAAACACCTTTACAAAATTGGAAAACTGGTGAATCTAGTTGGCAACAATCTGTACTATATAATTTTACAGGCGAGTTGACAGTGGGAAATATACGTCAACATAAATTATTTCATTATGTAGAAAAAGATTTTTTATCTCCTAAGATTATTAAAAAATTAAAGGAGTTAACAAATGGCTAAAAAAACTAAAAAAGCAATTGATCTAACTCCTAAGTTTTATGTTGCTTATCAAGATGACAGGACTATTGTAGCGGCTACTAATTTTAAGGATCCTAATTTCAAAAATACAATCGAAGTTAGTTTTGAATCCTACGAAAGATTTATATTAGGAAAAGATAAATTTGAAGATTTTCGTATAGGCACTGTTATTGATGAAACGGGTAATGCGTTATTGGGTCTTGTATCTCACAGATTGTCTTTGCAACACTCTTTTAAGAATAAATTATTATCTTGGATAGAAGATTATGATATAGATAATGATATATCTATAGTGTGGGACGAAAACAATAAACATTGGTTGTTTAATTCTTCTATGGCATTTAGAAATAGATATCTTAATAACGAAATTCCAGTTACAGAAATATTGTTTTTTGTAATTATTGGAAATGATCCTAATTTTTTAATAAGAACAATTAAAATTGGACTCAAAGATTTGATAAAAACAGCAGTTGTTGTTAAATTTAATACAACCTGGGAACGAACTATTGAAGCTATTTCGATTACATCAAATTTAGCAGAACTATCGTATTCATTAAATGTATGGAAAATAGATGAACAAGATTAAAATTATAGAACAGGATATTATATTTCTCAGCTACGATGAGCCTAATGCTGAGAAGAACTATGCAGACCTGTGCAACAAAGTGCCCTGGGCTAAACGTGTTCACGGAGTTAAAGGCAGTGATGCCGCACATAAAGCCTGTGCCGCATTAAGTGAAAGTGAATATTTTGTAACTGTAGATGCAGACAATATTGTAGATCCAAAATTTTTAGAAGTAGAAGTTGACATAGAAGAATTAGGATTAACACCTGATCATGTTTTTAGCTGGTGTGGTCGAGTACACGTAAATGGACTTATGTATGGCAATGGTGGACTTAAAATGTGGACACGCAAGTTTGTAAACAATATGCGTACACATGAAAATAGTGATCCTACTGATACCAAAGGACTAGTTGAATTTTGTTTTGACGACAAGTATTATCAGTTTAATGAAAACTACAGTGAGAGCTACACCAATGCCAGTCCATTTCAAGCATGGAGAGCAGGCTTCCGCGAAGGTGTAAAGATGTCACTGGATCAAGGCGCCAAAGCAAAAGATATTAAGAAAGTATGGTGGCAAAATTATCATAGACTTCTTGTATGGTGTAATATAGGTGCAGATGTTCCTAACGGATTATGGAGTATGTATGGAGCAAGAGAAGGTGCATATCTAACTAATTGCACAGATTGGGATTATGCCAATGTAAGAGATTTTGAATGGCTCACTGAACAATGGGAAACCAAATATAGCAAAGTCACTGATAAAATGCTACCACATGAAATTTCTGGACTAGGATATACATTAAGAGACCAGTGTGGGTTAGAATTATTTGAACCCTGCGAAAATTCTAGCAAGTTTTTCAAAACTGTTTTTAATAATAGTCCTAGAATTATTAGGAAACGATAATGTACGATATTGTTTTTATTTCCTATAATGAACCTTCTGCAAATTTTGGATTTGTTAGACTGGTATCTTCAAATTTACGAAACAAAATTTTTCGAGTACATGGAGTAGAAGGGATTCATAATGCACATAAAGAAGCAGCCAAATTAGTTTCTACAAAAATGTTTTATGTAGTAGATGCCGATGCTGTTATTTTACCTACTTTTAGATTTAACTTAAAATTAGATCCAAGCGAAGAAGATATTGTACATGTATGGAGAAGTCGCAATCCAGTTAATGATTTAGAATATGGTTATGGTGGAATAAAATTATTACCTACAGAACTTACTCTCAATATGGATTTAAGTAAACCAGATATGACTACTAGTATTTCTAAAAGATTCAAAGTTATGCCAGAGGTATCTAATATAACTAATTTCAATACAGATGAATTTAGTACATGGCGTAGTGCATTTAGAGAATGTGCAAAATTATCTAGTAGAGTGATTGATGGACAGTTTGATCAAGAAACGTCCGATAGATTAACAAAATGGAAATTTAATTTAAGTAACAAACCATTTGCAGAATATGCTAGGGGCGGAGCAAGCGCAGGCGAATGGTTTGGAACTACTTATAAAAATGACCCTGAAATGTTATCTAAAATTAATGATTATGCGTGGCTTGAAAATGAGTTTCGTTATCATATTGAAACTTTGCCGCCTCAATTATTTAGGGGTTAATTAATTTTTAGATTTGTAGGAAATATTTCTGCAATAACTTTGGCACAAGCTATAGCAACTTCTTGATGTTCTTTTTGTGTGCCATTAGCACTACGCAACTCTATAAAGTGAATCCAGCTACGTAGTGTGCCATTCATATATAAACGACTTTCAATAAGACCTTCCGGCAGAACAGCACGAGCTTGTTCTTTGGCAATACCTTTTATAATAGCCCATTCATATGCATCACGTGCTTGTTTAATAACTAGCTCTTGCATACGTTCCCATTGATAGGCAAGAAAACGATCTTCGTCGTTGTTATGAACGTCTAGTTCTATACTGTTTTGTCTATTTTTTGTGTCTTGTCTTCGTGCTTCTCTAAGTACAAACGACAAGTCTTTAGTAGGGTCAGCATATCGTTGGCTGAACTCCTGGAAGCTGAAGCTACGATGTCTAAGTATTTGTCTTGCAATGTCTCTGGTAGTGGTGATTTCGATACAGGCTGAGACCATTTCAAGCGGGCTCCAGTGTTGGTGCTTGACCAAGTATTGGATGAGTTTTTCTGATGTTTCGGTGTTAAGTTGGTTGCTTGGATTGGACACACGGGCGCAATACGCAATGAGTTCTTGTGCATCTGTGATGCCAAGATCTGCATATTCCTGTGTGGGTTGACTGTAACTGAGTAATCTAACATGCATTATTTATAACTTCTTTTTCTTAAGGAATTTTTGAGTACTACGTTCTATGTCTTTGCGTACACGCTCTGTGTCTAACTTAAAATCAACATTTTCGATAGTATCCTCGTAGGATTTACACAACTCGTGTAAACTTTTTTGAAAGGCATCCCATCCGTCTCTTCGAGTCTTTGTTGTTATTTTTATTTCCCAGACTTTTCCATCCTTAAAATTTACCAAAACTGTATTCAAATACCTGATAGGTAACACGTTGAGTTCAACGTCTGCAAATACTTCTGGCCAATGTTTTATGACGTCACTGGGAAGAATCTTCCCAGATCGTGTCATTGTATTTTTTTCTTGCTAGGAACTAGTTCTTCTGCCATACGGCGGAAATTAGCGGCTTCTTTGGCTAGCTTATCAGCTTGGCTACGATAAAACTTTGCTTTAGCTTCTGGTGTGCTGTCGTCGGCAATAGTAGTCTTTTCTACAGTTGCTTCAACTACAGTGGCAGTTGCTTTTACATCTTCTGTTTTAGTTTCTGTTTTATCATTGATACCTTCGTTCAATGCCAAATCATCTACTGCTACGCCACGCTGTTCAGCAATAATTTGATTCAATTCGCTTAACAAAATGCCTACACCTGGAGTTGGTGTTACTTCTACGGCATCAGTTGGAACTTTAACCAAACGATTGTTAACATGCAACCAAGGCAACATACGTGAACCATCTGGAAATTGTGTACGATCCAATGCTTCTGCAAATTCGTATGATTCTTGAGCAGCCGCACTTTCAACCAAATTGATAACAGCATCGTGATAGATGTCTGGCATATTCTCAGTTGGGATAACTAGTGCTGAAT